CCATTTGTTGTTCATGGATTGATTGCTGTATTTCGTTGGTGATACCGTGCCAGTGAAATACACTATCATGCCGTTACTGAAAGTTATACCATTACTGCTGGTATATGTGGTTTTACCAAGAATCTCTTTTTCAATATCAATTTTAGTATTGCTTTCAATATTGGCAATAATAAATCTGCCAAATCTGTTTGGATCTGTAAAACTTTGATAGAACAACACGTCGGGAGCATCTAGAGGCACTGTGAAGGTTATAGTTCCATTTTCAGTTCCGTTATTGGTCAATCCTTTGGTATAGTCAAACGAGGTAGTCTCGTTGACTGCATCAACAAACTCCCAATCATCGCTGTTTTCATCTATAGTGCTGCCGTCTACAGGATTTATATTTTTTTTGGCCTTCCATATCTTGCCATCAAACACTGTGAGCTGGCCTTGAACATAGGGAAATACAGGATTGTATTGCAAAGTACCTGTATCAACGTTGGTTCTAATGATAAATGGATTGCCCGGGGTTGCAATTTGAAATTTGTAAGTCTGCCCTCTATACAAGGTGATTGCAGGATTGTTGGTCAAGCCATCTGGTGTGAATATAAACACGCTGCCCACACCAGATTTCACACGATAGGTGCTAGTAATGTTCTGCGCTTGACCAAGAATTTTAATTGGGGGCGGTCCTTCGGGCACCCAATAGTATTCACGATAATTGACCAACTTGTCCCATTCTATAGGAGGATTCCAAGTGTAATGATCTTGTGATACAATTAAGTCGTCTCTTTCTTCGTTGTTGTTGAAAAATTTTATTTGATTTTTGAAATCTAAATAGTCCCAAAAATCGGTGACCTTTTGATCTTTTTCAACCACCACTGCTGGTTCTAACTGATACCTGCTTCTTAATGTTTCATCAGTGTCAAGATATACATCCTTGGTATTAAATGTTTTACCATATCTTCTGCCTATATATCCGACTTTCTTTTCAAGTACACCTGGTTGAGTTAGAGGGTCCAGAGTTGCTGCCAGAAATTTTTGATTTGCTTCCGTTTGAAAAATCTGTGGGAGTAGTTCAGAAGTTTTTCTAATAGGTAGACCGCTGTCGGGAAATATTTTATCTGCCATTTTTTAAGCTCTTGTTTTAATAACTATAACCGCCACCACTAGATGAACCACCACTTGATGAACCACCACTAGATACACTAGTAGAAAAAGTTGTAGAATTATTAATTACAGAATCTACAGAGATTCTTAGTTCTGAAGCAGAAATTGCAGTTACAATTTCTATGTCGTCCACTGTGGCTCCACTTACAAAAATCTCATCAACTCTGCTTTGTATTTCAAATAAACTACCAAACGACTGTGTGATCTGTCTTGGTAGAATTACCATGTTGCTAATATCAGGTGCCGCCGTATTAATCACATATGTGATCAATTCACTGACGTAAAATCTATCACCAAAATCCCAATTATTGATATCAAAAAATTCGTTTATAGCATTAATAATTTTGACTTTTAAATCATTATCATTGATCAATTTGTTTACATTTTTTACTATTTTAAATTTTGCTTGAAATTGCACGTCGGCAGTTGATCCAAACAACACCTTGTAGGCCACAGGATGATATATTATTTCATCCGATATAGATTTAATCAAATCTAAATTTGACCCGAATGCAATTCGTAGGCTGTCGCTGTTTGGTTCTTCTGGTTTTTTTGCTGCACCTGCAAGAAAATTTCTAAATGCAGTGTTATAACTTCGTGTTAAAAGATACACATCAACAATATTGCTAGAACTAGGATCAATTCTACGATCAACATTGGCATTATGGATGTACTGGAATTTGAGTCCTGCTCTACCGTAATTTGCAGTATATGAACTTTCTAATATCAAAGTATTTGTGGTTCTATCAACTCGCTTGACCACATTTTCATTACTGTCATAGAAGTAAATTAGTGTGCCGTCGGTGTAGTCATTGACATTAACCAGACTTTCTTTCTGCGTAACAACAATAGTATTATTGGTATTATCTACATATTGTTTGATTTTATTACCGGCCACGTCTACAGATTCTTGAAAGAATAAAAATTTCAAATCAAAATCTAGTCCCGCTACCTGTTCAAATGCTTCAGGATTATCAATTACTCCATCGCTATCAGAATCATAAAATTCAATTTTTATTTCTTCTGTACTTTGATATCCGTCGTCAAAGGTAATAGCATCACTAATAGCAAAAGTTATATCTTGCTTCAGAGGATTTAAAAGATTGCTGTTCGGATTAATTCCTAAAATCTTAATTTGATCTTTGACCACATCACCGGTTTTACCGTTATAAGTTTTTTGTGAGCTATCATAGTAAAATCTATTTTCTTCTAGGCTGCCAAACACATATTCTATACCACGTATTCTAACAAAATATTCATCTGCCTGTTTGACAAATGCGATAATCCATGACGAATCTAAATTTTGACTGGTTGTGTCGCCACTTTTACCAAGGCTGAAATCATTTAACAAGTTAAGATTAGCAGTGGTTATCAACTTCCAGGCCGCATCAATCACAGAAAAACGCAGGCCAAAATTAAGATTGGCCAGCATTAGATTGATCATTTCATTTTCTATTCCGTTAGGAAGATTATTCACAAATTTAGCCACTATCCTTGTGGCAATGGCTTCTGATGGGATGATATCACTAAACTGAACTGCTCCTAGTCCAGACGCTAGAATTCCCGCACCGGCATTGGTACCATCGCCAGTAATTTTAATCACTTTGGTCCACAATCGATCTTTCTGTTCAGGATCGCTAGCATCGGTGGTAACCAACTTACCGCGTCTAAAAGACTTACCTGCTGGTGCGGTAAATTTAACCAGTGTACCTGGAGTGATGTATTGCAATGTGCTAGTGGTATATGATCCAACTTTTAAAATTGTATTATCAATAAAATTGTAAAAATATCCGGTAGAATTATTCACATCTGTGGTTATCTGTTTCCAGCGATAGTTTGTATCACTAAACAAGATCTTGTCAAATTTAGTGAGATAAAAATTGTAAGTATCTGCAGAAGTAAAGATGGGTTCGATACTGTTGCGTATAAAATTTATGATATCAATTCTATTTGTGAATTTAAATGCCAAGGATTTTTCAACGTTTTGTTTATAAATGAGTCCGTCGGCAGCAAATACATTTATGCTGGAATATTTTCCACTGGCGTCGATCAAGTCATAGTTTCTACTGATTCCGCTTGATATTCTATTAATTGCTTTTACTTTGAGAATGTTCTGTGAAGTAGATAATGGGGCAAGATTGTAGTCTTCTCCAGTAATCATTCTATTCTGAGTATAGTATTGAGCAGGAGCATTTGTTCTTATTGAAGCTACAGACTCGCTTGGAGAAGATGAGCTTACGGTGGATTTGAGACCCATGGTCAATGTAAGCGTGTGTCTGACACCAGTCTTGCTGGTGTAGGGAATAGATATTGTAATTCCCCTCATTTCATTTGGTGATATTTGATAGCTTAGACCGTTGCTGGTTCTATAATAGACTCGAAACGATCCTTGGGGTAAATTACCGTACACACCATCTGCGAATGCTAGATCAATTCTATCATTTTCTTTTGTAATCACTGAATAGATATTTCTAATATTACTATTAATACTGTTATATGAAATATTGCTGCCTATTAAACTCGATACCTTGGTCCACTCATTTAATTGCACTCCTGCTGAGTTAAGTGCAAATAACCAAACATCATCATTGTTGATATTATTTGTATCTACAGCAATCAATTCATTAGTAGCAGGAACATCGATAGAAAAATCTGCAAGTTCAAGACTACCCTGTTTGAACATGAGATAAAATCCAGTGTTAGCACTGGTCCCTCCTTTGCCGTCATTTCTATATATAAAACCTAATTGATTGCCAGGAAATGGAGTTTCTTCATAAATTTCTTCTCTGCCTTTGAAACTGGTACTGACTAATTCAAATGCCATTTGGCGTCCAGAAACCACTTTGCTGTAGGCAAAAATTGGCACATCATTTGATGAGGTTCTGAATCGATATTGTTCTGTGGCAATACCATCGATTGTTGCAGAACCTTGGCTGCGACCAAATGCTGTGTTATCTGTCATCGCAGCATTTAACACCGTGACAAATTGTTCTACCCAGTTAGAATTAGTGGGATCATTCCATACAATTGTCTGTTGCGCTAGATTCTTACCGTTGTTGTCCAACACACTTTCAGTGGTGCTTACCGTGTCAAATTTTAACAAACCTTTGGCTGATATGTTTCGTTTGGCATTATAACTTAACATTTTAGCAAGACGAAGTACACTTTCTTTTCGTTCCGCTAGTTCAATAAAATTTTCACGGCTGGCTAGATCTATTCTAAACGCAAGGCTCTGTCCAAGAAATGCAATAGCATCAATCAAAGCAAGATATTCTGAACTTTCAATATAATCGTTAAAATCTTCTGGATAGTTTTCTCTGAAATAAGCAATGATAACTCTACGAAGATTTTCAAAGTCATAGCTTTTAAAATCAGCACTCTGAAAAGTCTGGTATATTCTAGTCCAGTCTTCGTTCAATATCAAGTTGTTTTGTCTAGACGTTGTGGTCATTTTGCTATCCTATCATGTATTTAACTAATAAAATTAACTGCTTAGTAAATGATTTTGTTTTCTCTATCAAAATCAAAAGTCATTCGTTCATTGATATTAAACGGCAGATAGGTTATATCAGCTTCTATTCTTATTCCCATATCTGTAGAATCAATGCTTACTCCGTTAATTTCTATCCTAGGATCATAATTGATGATCTGTTCAACATCATCTGTAATTAATTTTTTAACTTCTTCAGTAAATTGTTCAAATAACAAATCCCATAACGCTGTGCCAAAATCAGGATTTTCTAGTTTTTCACCCTTGCGAATATAAAAATGATTAATAATATCCTGTTTTACTAAATCGATGTCGTATAATTTAAATCCATTTTTAGATTCTTGAGAACTAAACCCTTTGTAGGTAAATGCTGTGTTGCCGCTGGTACCGGTGCTGGCGGTCAACGCTGCCACTGATTTCTTGTTATATATTTTTGCCATTTTATGTATTCCTGTCAGTATTGTTTGGCGTCAGCAATGTTGGGGCTTGATTCTCATGTAACGCCCAAGGTTCGTGCATTGGAATTCGTTTCATGATACTTTGTAATGTTCCTGCAGAGTATCGTTTTTTATTGCCCCATGTTGAACTAGAACTAGTTTTAATATTAGCATGAGTGCTCAACGGAGTTACGGGGGTTGCAGGGGTTGCGGGGGTTGCGGGGGGTCCGTTCATGTGAATTTTACTGGCAGATTCTATATGTTGACCGCCACTACTGATATTAGTATTAGCGCCTGCTGTAAAATTATTTGCACTACCAGAATTAATATCTGTTGATCCACTAGTAGACAATTTAGTACCCGAAGCTGATATCAAGTCGAATCCTGCACCTATTGTAATTTTTCCGTCTGCACCTGCAATTAGATTAAAATCGCTAGCAGCTTCTAATTGCATTTTCCCGCCAGCTGCTTTTATATTAACATTTCGGCCTGCTTCAAAATTAATATCTCTGTCAGCTCTAAAATTTAAATCGTTTTCGGTGTGGATAGAAATACTATCCTGTGCATAGATATCAATTTTTCCATTACTGGTCAATTCAATCCAAGTGGTACCACGTGCATTTCCTATGTAGATTAAGTCTTCACTGTTGTGTAACAATATCTGGTGGCCGGTCCGTGTACGCAGTCTTACATATTCATTGTAGGGAATATTTGTATCACCTTTTTCTTTTTTCAGTGTGTCTGCATATTCTAGAGGGCCTTGGCCGGCTGATTTTTTTCTTATAAATTGATCATCCCCGTCGTCAAACACCAATTGAGAGCCACCTAATCTACTAACCGGTACCGTTGACGGACTTTGTGCCTGCCGCTTACCAATAAATTGTGATTTTGCATTGATTCCCCTGTCAACTGGGCCTGGAGTCGATATTCCAAATACTGTATTAGGAATGCTTCTTCTTGAAGTACTTGTAGTGGTTCCACGTACATCATCTTCTAACAGTCCCTGCACTAAAAATACATCCGCAATGGGGTGCACTGGTTTTTTTATTTTATTGGTTTCTAAAGATTTTTCTAGCGAATTGGTTTTTCTATTAATTTCTGCCACTGGAAGCGGCAGTGTAGTATCATATTTTTTCTTTTGTTCTGGGGTTAGCTCGACTGCATTAGATCCCCCAATTGCAGGTATCATATGGTTCATAAATTTGCTGGGCACACAGGCAAACCAAAATCCTTCTGCAGTATTACCATCAACAAAAGCACACAGCACAGTGGTACCGATTTCAGGAGTTGGAAACCACATGCCATAACTTTTTTGTGTATCATTGTAATCAGTTTTATTCAGACCTAAATTTTCATACGCAGTGACTCCATAAAAAGGACTGGCATATCTGACTGTATATGTCTGACCTAGGTCGCCAATGGTGTTTCCATTATCTCTTGATATCGATACTTCTAGTCCGCTCATGAATCCGGGGTCCAGGTATCCAACAACCTTGGCCATCATTATGCCGGCGCCAATTTTTCCAGAAGTTTCCCTGACTGGCGTTCGTTTTTCAATAGACATTAGAAATTCAATCCTTGATCTTCATCATATTTTATACTGTCATCTGCAGAATCAACCACTGTGGTTTTCGGAGGTTCCGGCTTAGTGGTGTCATATAACATCTGTGACTGTTTGCTTATTGCTTCAGATCCGTCGATGAAATCTTGTGGTTGTCCTAGCAGTCTGCCCATATTTAAAGTCTGTTGAAATGTGCCTCCGGAAAATTTACTGGTCACCCAATTAATTTTGTAAATTCCGCTGAAGGGACTAACCCATTCTCCTTTAGGGAAATTATAGAGTCCACCTTTACCAGTGGTTCCAAGATTGGGTTCTACGGGACTTCTCCAGGATATATATACATATATTTCACTGCCTTCCCAACTCATAGTAGCATCTGCAGTAACCTGCGTGTTTGGTCCCGGCTTTGCAAAATAATTACTGTTTATACCGCTATCAGATATAAAGTAAGGATCTCCTAGAATCTCGATATCAACAAGGGTAAGATCCTTACTGCCATTCAAAAAAGCATTATTAAATGCATCTGCCACCATTTGTTCTGCAGTTTTATCTCCAGATGCCGAGCTGGTTTTTATGCCGTAGTCCGGTTTCACTGCCGCACCGCCTGTGACTGCTGATACTCCGCTCACAGCTTCGCCTGTTTGCACCACGGCTTGATTTTTTTGTTCATCTGCTCCTGTCTGTATGTCTTTGTTGGTTATGGCAGCATTTTTGTTTGGTGGTTTGGCCATTTGACCTTGATACCATAATGCATTAAGCGTAATGTCGAATTTTAATAAATCGTTGTTTGTACCGGTGTAGATATAATCGTAGCGTTTTGCAATAATTTTGCTCAACTGCCCATGACCAGCCGGAGCAGCTGCAGGATTTTTCATTACGCCTGCATTTACGTTATAAGGCACAACTCTATAGATATATTTTTTTGCACGAAGATTTCTTTTGGCATCATATCCCAGTAGTTGTATCTGACAATCTAGTCTATACCACTCAACTTCACCTTTTTCATTAATTGCTTCTGGTTTAATAGCATCTTCGGCAAATTTAGAACTTAGAATAATTCGATTAATTACCTCACTAATTTTTGTCGTTTGTTGAGGAAACGTGAACAATCTTAGATTAGTATCGATTGACATTTTCTCTTTAATTACTTTCTTTCCATCTTCATCGAGCACATCACTTTCGTATTTGTAAACATAGTTTCCGCCAGATGTAGCATCAAACCCCATAGTGTTGGTGTCACTGCCGATTCGCCCTGATCCAAAATCTAGTTGAACTTCATCTTTGGTATCACTGATCTTTGTTTCTGCGGGCTTGTTGGGGTCGGCGGTGGCTCTTAATACTTCAGTGGCATTTGTAGATTTAATTACGCCTATATCATCTGAAGGATCTTTTGGAAACACAATTTGGTATATATCTGCTAGATCCTGCTGGCCAGATTTAACTAAATCTTGTTGTATTCTATTTAGAGTATTAGTTAGGCTTCTTGAACCAGATGCCAATATACTTTTAACTGTCTCGCCTGTTATAGAAATGTCGCTGGGTAATACATTGACCAGATCACTGAAACCGCTGAAGTGCAAGGGCATAGCGACTACTGAATATTTGCTGCCGCCTTCGTCAACTTTAAAGTTAATTTCATTTATTCTAATAGTAAAAAATCTAGTTAATTTAGCTGTCGATGCTAGCATGGCTCCATTATCTTTCATACCTTTGAATTCTAACACCAGAAGGTAAGGAGTTTCTACTAGATAACTAGGATATCCTGCATTTACTGCTGCAACTTTCATGCTTTGTAAAAACATCCCCATTGAATACGGTTCGTATACGTCAAATGTAAAGTTACAATTATTGGTATTTCCATCTTTGGCTCCTGGTGCCACATTGTGTTTCATAGAGAAATTGTCAATAAAATATTCTGGAGCACCGTTTACTGTATTGGTTCTTTGCGCATCATAACGGCCTGCTGATGACAGAATTACATTTGATAATCTTGTGGGATTATTTCTATATGACTCCGGATTATTAAATTCGTTAGGAGTAAGGCAAGACAGCGTCCAGAGAGGAGTATATGAAGCAAACTGTTCCAGTATATTTTGATAAGGTGGGCCTCCTGCTACAGATTTTAAAAATGACACAGCAAGCGGTGGAATTTTTGTAGGATCAGGTTCCCATGATTTAACTTTATCTATGGCAATAGTAGCACCTTGAGAAAATGCGTTTGTGACCTGTCTAGCTGTTCCGGTCACAGTGCTTATAGCATCTGTTATCTGTGAAATAGGATTACCGTCTGGTTTGACGAAGGATTCTATTTTATTACCAATGTCTCTAAAATTAGGTGGGCTGGTTTGAGTATAGGCCGATCCTAGTCTAGCATATTTTTCTGTTGGAGTTTCACCTGAACCAAAAATTGACATTTTAAATTCCGATATATTTTTCTATGTTTGATTTTTTTGGACAGAATATAACAGTTCCCGGAACAAAATCAAAAATTGGATCTTTTATAGTTTCCATATTTCTTTGTGTGAACACCCACCATAATTTGGCATTGCCATAAAGATCGAATGCCAATAAGTCAGGACGATGTTTGTATTGTGTTTCTATAATATAACGATAGTCATCTGCCTCAGAGGGCACAGGTCGAATAGTTAATAATTCTAAATAAAAATTATTTTCTTTTGTTGTATAATAAGGTGATGCTCGATTATATGAAGCCATTAGATATATCCCTGACCGCCAACAATTTGACCGTTGGCATAACTTTTAAGATTAAATTGTCTTAGTCTTGTTCTATTATAAATTGGCGCTACTGTTACCGATATTGTGCTCATTATAGGCACCCACGTTGGTGCGCCACCTTTAGGGGTATACTTGATATAACTAGTATCATCTTTAAAATCAACTGAAAAACTTTTTACAATTACCGGAACATTATTAAAAACTCTTGCGCCATATCCTGTGAGATTACAGATAATAGGTGGATTACCTACGTTTTCGCCCGACCCAAAAAACATCTTGGTGGCTGTTTTTAAAAACGTAGTTCCTTCAATCCAATATTGTGCATCAAGTTCATTTTCTACTGAGAAGTCTCCAGAAATCTGTATGTCGTCAACTTGACTATTTTTGTAGGCATAAAATGGTTGTATATTATGGATGGGTTCTATCTGAGTATAGTTGGCCTTAGAAGATACTGTGATGTTTGGAAGATAAGGAAAAACAAAACCATTGGTATCTACAAGTCTATTAAATGCTGTTCCAAACAATCCAAAATTGCAATTTATTCTCACACGCCAATCATTTACTGCACCCGGTTTCAACTCTACAAATGACCCTTGTTGGGTAAATAATTCAGCGCCGCTAGGAAGATTTTTACCCCTAGCAAGACTTAATAAATTATTAACCATGCCTGCTGCGCCCGATACTTTACCGGCAAGTGCGGCAATGCCGCCGCCTAACCCACCACTGGCCAATCCTAATTTGTCTAAACTTGCCCCTATTGCAGCACCAACATTACTGATACCACCAGCAATACCACCCACCTGGCCTGCAACGCCGCCAAGTGCACCGGCAACTCCTGAAATTGCACTAGTGGCATTGGAAGCTAGACCTTGTAGAGCACTGCCAACACCTGTGGCATTCGACGCAAGGCTCTGTACTGTGCTGTTAACACCGCCAAGTGCTCCAGTGACTCCGGCCAGTGCTCCTTTGGCATCATTGGCAAGATTTCCTGCTGCGGCTGTGAACCCGTTTAGACCTGTGCCTATTTCTCCGCTTAAACGGCCAACTGTAGCGTCTAGATTTGATTTCAATGCAGCAAAATTTTCAGGAGCTTTTTTGATCGCTGCGGCAGCATCATTGGCTGCTGCTTCAACTTGTGTTGAAACATTCGCAACTAATCTTGCCAACGGATTACTGTTAGGTCCCGAAGAAGGTATTAACGAGCCGCCACCAAACGCTGCCGTCAATCTTTCATTAATGCCCCTGTTGTTGGCAACCTGTTCTGCCGTGATACCTTCAGGATCACCGCTGGCCTTGTTGATTCGTGCAGCTTCTTGTGCTGGAGTTTCAGGATAAGAGTTACGTGCCATTTTGAGCAAATTTCCTTGTCATATAGACTATTTATTATTGACAAAATGTGCTATTATATTAATAACCGGAGAATTCTAAAACAATGACTATAATTACGCAGCCTCCTAAGATCAAGTATCTTACCAACAAGGATCTACTAAAAGAAATACATCTCAGCAAGAATACCTATTGCACCTACACGGATCCTGCATATGGAGATTACGATCTAATCATTCCAAATTTGTCTAAGATTAATATTAGAACAATTGCCGATGCCAAGCGGAATCGCGCAACTAAAATGGGTAAAAAAGCTCATGAACTTGCACAGTCAGGTGGAAAGAAATTTCCTGCAAAGGACTATGAAGTTGATTATAAAAAGATAGCAAAAACTGATGTGGTGTTTAGAGTCATGACCTTTGAACATGTGCCGCTGGCACCAGGAAGAAAAAAGACTCTAAAGAATACCGCAGACAGCCATGAGAAGGTGAACTTTCCTCCTTTTCAACACTGGAAATTTGACGAAAACGACAATCTAATACTGGTAGGTAAAAGCCATTGGAAAGGTGATTTTGTAACAGGCGAGTTTAACAAAGAACATGGCAAAATGACAGACAACCTAGCTCGTATGTTTTTAAAATTGTGCGAGCGATATGCGACTAGAGGCAACGTCCGTGGTTACACCTACAATGATGAAATGCGGGGACAGGCTATCCTCCAACTCACACAGATCGGTTTACAATTTGATGAATCAAAATCAGACAATCCGTTTGCCTACTACACGGCTGCGGTAACCAATTCATTTGTTAGAATTATCAACATCGAAAAACGTAATCAAAATATACGAGATGATATTTTAGAAATTAATGGAATGAATCCAAGTTGGACTAGACAAAATGCCGCTGGCAAAGGTGGTGCTAGTTATGGTCCAGTTAGTACTGCTCCGGTAGACGGTGGCGGAGATTGGGATTGACCTAGTGGTTGTAAACGTGTTACAATAACTAAGGAGATTCTATGTCATTATTTAAAAAAGTAGCCTGCTTCACTGATATTCACTTTGGTCTAAAGTCCGGTAGTAGAACACACAATCAAGATTGTGAAGATTTCGTCTCGTGGTTTTGTGAAACTGCCAAACAAGAAAATTGCGAGACAGCAATTTTTCTCGGCGATTGGCATCATAATAGAAACACCACTGATGTGTCTACTATGAACTATACAGTTTCTAATCTAGAGAAGTTGAGCCAATCATTTGAAAAAGTCTATTTCATTCTAGGCAATCACGACCTGTTTTACAAAGACAAGCGTGAAATCAACTCCGTTGAATTCATGCGTCTGTTCCCAAATATTATTCCTGTTAGAGAACGGCTTACTGAAGGCGATGTAACTATTATGCCTTGGTTAGTAGGTGACGAGTGGAAAACTATTCCGGACATCCGGAGTCGGTATCTGTTTGGTCACTTGGAACTGCCTAGTTTCTACATGAACGCCATGGTACAGATGCCGGATCACGGAACTATTCAATCAGGTCACTTTGTGAATCAAGAATATGTGTTCACTGGGCACTTTCATAAACGACAAAACAACAGAAATATACACTACATCGGTAATGCATTTCCTCACAACTATGCCGATGCTGGTGACGACGAGCGTGGTATGATGATGCTGGAGTGGGGTGGTAAGCCTCAGTTTCGCACTTGGTCTGGTCAACCTGTTTATCGCACTTTCAAACTGAGTCAAATTATTGATCGACCAGACGAACTCCTAAGAGAAAAGATGCATTGCCGGGTGACTATTGATTTGCCTATCAGCTTTGAAGAAGCAAACTTTATCAAAGAAACATTTATGCCGCAATACAAA